TGTTCGTTTTGAATCAACATAAAAGTTGTTTGTTACAGGATAGTCGTTAGGCGTTACCGGTACCCCAGAAGGATCTGTTCCACCCTGCGATGTACCGTCAGATAATCTTAAAGCGCCGGTTGCAGGATCGTAAAATAAATCACCTGTATTGCCTATGAAAGTAGAAGCAGTGCTTCCACCTAATTTTTCACTGTACACACGATATACGGTGTTTGTCATTTTTATTCCTTATTGGATTGATTATTAAATTCGTTCTTTTCTTTTAACTCTAGTATGACGTTAACCTTTTGGTGTAGCCTTATCATATCATTTGTCATATATCCAACTCTTTTGTCGAGCTTTCTATTATAGTATTACATTCCTCAATAGCAAGTAATATTGTGTTCAAAATAATTTTATCGTCAAGAACACAAAATAACCGGCGGCGGCGCAAGATACTATAGGAAATCCAACTTTCGAAATTATACCTAATAAACTTGTGATGTCGTCCATAACAGTTTGACCTTATTAAATTATTTTTAATTATTTATAGTAAAAAAAGCTTTACTTTTGGAAAAAAGCGAGTATAATAGATCTTAATGAAGTTAAACCTTAATGAATTATCTGGAGAGTGTAAAATGACAATTGAACAATTATTCTTAAACAAATTCCCTAATGGCTATTTCGCTGAAAACAGCGCTTCGTTGGGCAAAAATTATAGTTTTATCCGTTTGGGTTTAATCGGTAAAACTGAATTGTGTGCTAATAAAATTCGTGAAAACGATCCTATGCACACTGTGCTATCAATTCAACAAAACGATGAACAATTTACAGTAAAATTAATCGCGGGCGGCTTATCGCTTAACCCTGAAAAAGATTCATATTATGCGATGAATACCGTTAAATTACCCTTCAGAAAATTTACCGCTAAAAATGAAAAAGATTTATTGAACAAAATGGATAAGTTTTTTGACAAATTGCGTTCGTTTGTTGATGAAAACAAAGCTGAAATTTACCGAGTTGAACAATACCCTGCTGGAATAATTTAAGGAGAATAAAATGTTAGATTTGAAATTAACCGGCGCTATCCTTACTATCATAGAGTCAACCCATACTTTCAATGAAACTGATAAAAGATTCTGGTACTATAATATTGAAACATGGTACAAAAATCGCAACGGTAAAGAACATGAACCAATTGATTTAGAATGCGACCAAAATTGTATTAACTGGGTCAAAAAACATTATTTTCCAAAGGTAGGCTTATGAACGATAAAATTAATGAATTTAAAAATAAAGCCATGCGATATTATAATCAAATGGATGCGTATGGCAATTCTTATGGTCAAGGTAAAAAATTTGATGAAGAACTTTTTGCTCGATTAGTTATTCAAGAATGTTTAAATATCATTGAGCAATATCCTATTTCTGTAGGTAACAGTCCAGTTGGTGAGTTAGCCGCTGATTTGACTTATGATGCATTAGAACGGATTCGCGATATAATTAAAGAAACATTTGATGTAAAATAAAACTTTACTTTTTACTCCTGCACGCGTATAATAGCTTAGTCGGGCGTGAATTGAGGTTAAGCGCTTAAAAATATTCTATAGGTACCAATATGAAAGTATTAATTGATAACACCGTTATACCGCCTGAAGAAACTATCGTAATTGATGATTCTGACGTTTGGGATATGGATATTACCTTATCTAGAATTATTCATCCTATGTTAGTTAAGTATAAGGAAACAAGTACAGGCTACCCTAGCGCGTTTGCTTCTGAAGAATTTACCGAAGAAGAAAATAGAAAGCGCTGGGACGATGTGCTTGATACCATGATATATGCGTTTAAAGAATACCCTACACATCAAATGCACTTAGGCGATGATGTTAAGGATACAAAAATTAAAGCTGGGATAGATTTACTTGCTAAGTATTTTTACAACTTATGGGATTAAATTATGCTGACTGTAGTAGAACTAAGAAAGAAACTGTTTTTCTTAAAAGACGTTGATGAAACTGATCCAAACATTAACTTAGCGGAATTATGTGAACTGTATTTTGAGGATTTTATAGGCGGTATTACCTTAAGAGAATTCAAAGTCAGATTATTTGATTTTATGAACGAGGATATGAAAGTTGATGAGTCTGTCCTTATTAGATTAATTAAACATAAACCGGCTAACAGGGTATTCAAATATGGATGATATTAGAGAGAAGTTTGATTCTATTTGTAATCAGCTGGCTACCGAAACGACGCGGCTAAAGTGGAAAGAAGAAGATGTTGAACGGGCGCGTGAACGAATACTTAATCTTAAAATTGAAAAGGCTATTATTGGGCGTGAAATAACTCTTGGAATGGTGAAAGATGAATAAAGATATAGTAGATGAGATTCTTAATAAAATAACGGCTATTATTTCTTGGTCGGAATTGAATGATTTATTTAATGAGGTTCTTAACAATAACCTTACACAAAAGATATTTGATTTTGATAAGATTGATGAAAAATTAATCTGGAAAGACATTGATCCTAAGTTTAGATACCTAGCGTTAGAGCCAAAAACTGGAACCGATTTGTTTGAACTTTATTACTTTGTATCAGAACCTACTTATTGTTATGGAATATGGGACACTGATGAAGAGTTTATTTGTGATAGGTTCAGATTGTATAAAAGTAAATTAATTCCTGAGGATACACTGTTTACTCGCCCAGCTTTTAGAACCAATTCCTTACTAGCATAAGAGGTTAAATAATTATGGATGACTACAATTACAATACACCGTATCGCGAAAAGGCGTTTCCAAGCGAAAATAGTGACGGGATGAACTTACGCGATTATTTCGCGGCTAAAGCGCTTCCCACTATCATTGCCAGATACGAAAACTTGAATCAAAACCACGACTACATAGCAAAATTGGCTTACGGTCTTGCTGATGCTATGTTAGCCGCCAGAGGAAAATAAATTATGAAACTTGAAAGTACAACTAAATTACAAATTGTTTGGATGGTTAGTATTGCTGTATTGCTGTATGTTGTCATAGCATTAGGAACATTGTATTATGATTATGAGCATTTTGAAGAAACATGTAAAAAGTTAGGCGGTATCTATACGCAAACAGAACAGGAGAAACTGTGTTACCAATTAGAAAAACATGATGCAACGGCTTAAATCATTTTTGATATTGAGTATGATTATTTTTATGTTCATATTAGATTTTATCACTTTTTACAAATCTGTGTACACGACAAAAAAAGGACAATATGGTTATATCTCCAGTATCAAATCCGACCCTAATTAACGCCACTATAAATTCACTGAGGCATCTTGAAGCAGATAACTTACAAAGCGTTCATATGAAATACGATCTAATCAAAGATGCTGATATTAAGTTTGATATTCATAAAGTGATACATACTGCCGCTATAGCTAACCGGTTAGCAGTAGATATTCAAAACACTGATCCATTTTGGATAAACAATGTGAATTATGTCGCGTCGTATAGTAAACATAATTATACACACATCTAACGTCAAAGCCGGCTTAATAGTCGGCTTTTGCATACCTAAAATAAAGCTTTACTTTTCATAAAAATATAGTATAATAGTTGTTCTAGTTAACTATAACTCCGGTGTAAATATTATGGCTATTAAAAAATCCAGAACCGAAAAAAACAAAGAACTTGTCGAAAAAATCATCAAATCTGTTAAGGGTGTTGGTGAGCCGCAAATCAATATTCTAAACTACAAAATGACGTTAATCCAAGCGCTGAATTTTTATAACGCATACCACTCAAATAAAGAGTGTAAAAAGTGGGCTGTTGAGTATATTGCTAAAAACGATAAATCATTAAAATCTAAATTAGATGATATTCCAGATTACGAGTTTCATACTATAGGCGCGTTGGCTAGAATTTTATCTAACGGTGCTATTCTTGAAGATAGAGAACTCAGTTACATTAAAACCAAAACTGAGGAATTGCTACAGTATGTTCCTATTGAACGGGTTGAAACTCATGCGGCGGTAGGCGTTACCCAAAACGTTCAAGAAAATATCAAAGCCAAAGTTGCTTCTGAGATTTCTATATTTGAGGACGAGTTGGATGAGTTTATTAGAAGCGGTTATCCAACTGCATACCAGTTTAAATATAATTTGGTAGGAAAATCTCCTGCGGTTATTAAAGGATTATCTGTTTATCTACAAAAATTGAGTGTTGAAATTAAAGAAGCATTAGCCGGTAAATGCGAACAGCTGAATGAATCTTACGCAAAGGTTGGTAAGGCTAAACTAAAATCTTATTCAAATTTACTGGATAAAATGATTAATTCTTGTGCCGTTATGACTGCACCTAAACCTAGAAAAACTAGAACCGTCAAACCTAAAGTCGCGCCGGTTAAACCTGCGAAAGTTGTAAAGGTAGCCAAAGCGCCTAAACCTGCGCCTGAACCGGTTAAAACTAGAAAACCTAGAACACCAAAGGTTAAGCCTGTTGTAGCACCTGCGCCTGCTAAAAAGACCAGAAAACCAAGAACCGTTAAAGTTAAATCAACCGCGTCATTAGCCAGTTTTGGGGTATAATATGAAATCGCCTTATTTTGAATTTATTTCAGCAATAGCAAAAAGAGCAGGGGTTAGCGAAACGCCTTGGGATATCCTAGAATATTATGATGTAACAGAAGAATCTTGGATAAAATGTAGTTTTATGCCTTCATTTGAAATACCTAATCAACCCTATAGAATAGCATCTAAAGTTATAGATGTGAATGGATTTAAGGTTGCTGACGGTTTGTACGAGATACCTGATGACGTGAACGCCGTGTATTATTACCCATGCTTTAGTGAAGAAGACTTTTATGCATGTTGTTATTCTGATTGGTCGGGAGCGCCTATGCTACTTAAATTAGGACTTATGTACTTAACTGAAACCGGCGCGGTAGATAGAGCGAAAGCTATGCTAGGTATTGACCCAAACACTTAACCTAAGGAATTTATAATGAGTGACTTAATTGTATTGAAAGGCAAAACAAAATCTTCTGAAGAAAAATTAGAAGAAACTAATAAAGAAATGCTTGAAGATTATTACCAATACATGAACGAAATGTCTGATGATATTGAGCACGTTTTATCTATAGTTTATACTAAGGGCGGGCAAATGTTGATATCGTCTAACGGGGTTGATGCTAAGTCAGCACTTTGGATGATCGAAGAGTTTAAGCTCAATTGTCTCATGGGGACATTCGATCCCTACGAATCAGATAAGGATTAAAAAATGATTATTATAGATTTTTCCGGTTGTGCGATTTCAAACATTTTAGCATTTAAATCTGATTTGCAGAATTCGAGTGATGAAAAAATTACGGATTTAGCGCGGCATACTATTTTGTCGACGATACTATCTTACAAGAAAAAATATGGTAAAAAATATGGAGAAGTTGTAATTGCTTGCGATGGAAGAAAATACTGGAGAAAGGAAGTTTTTGAACACTATAAGGCTAACAGGAAAAAAAGTAGGGATAACTCTGATATTAACTGGGCGGGTTTGTTTTCGGCTTTGGAAACTGTCAAAAAAGAGTTATCAGAAACATTTCCTTTCAAAGTCATCGAAATTCAAGAAGCTGAAGCGGATGATATCATCTCAGTCTTAGCTAAGTGGAGCCAAACTAATGATATCGGTGATTCATTTTTTGACGCCGACCCTAAGCCGTATATGATTATTTCAGCGGATAATGACTTTATTCAACTTCAAAAATACAAAAATGTGTCGCAATGGAGCTATATGACAAAAAAGGCTATTGTTGCTACACAAAAAGAAGTTAAGGCTAAACTGCTAGAACATACGGTCAGAGGTGATGGTGGCGATGGTGTGCCGAATATCTTTAGTCGTGACGACTGTTTTGTTAATGGCATTAGACAAACGCCGGTATCAAGAAAAAGATTAGACGAATTCCTAGAGTTAGGGTATGAAGCTTGTCGTAACGATGAAGAACGTAGAAACTGGCAACGAAACGAGCTATTAGTTAACCTTGATAAAATTCCAGAATGGGTTGAAACTAAAATTCTAGATGAGTTTAACGGGTTAAAACCTAAGTGTGATTTGAACGGAATTATGGAGTATTTTATGAAAAATAACTGCAGATTGCTGTTGGACGAAGTTGAAAGTTTTAAATGACTTTAGCTGTCGTGCAAAATGAAATAAACTAAATAATATATGTTAAACTATATGAGATTCAAATGAGCCAACAAACTATCCCAGAGATTTTGAAAGACATTAATTCTGCTAAAGATACTATAGCAGCCTTGAAGCAACACTTAGATAATAACGCCTTAAAATTTATTTTTGGCTATGGTTATATCCCGAAAGCATTGTTCTTACTTCCGCGTGGGGAATGTCCTTATAAAGAGAACGTATCACCAATTGGTACGACTCCAACGAATTTAACCTATGAAGCTAAAAGATTAGAAAAATTTTGTAATCCCGCTGTTAAAAGTGCACGTAGAGAAATTTTGTTTATTCAGACTCTCGAGAATATGCATAAAGACGAAGCGCGGGTGTTAGTATTAGTAAAAGATCAGATTCTTGAAACTGATTATCCAAACATCACTCTTGAGAAAATAGTTGAAGCAGGGTTTTTCCCTATGCCACATTTCCCTGAGGGATACGTTAAACCACAAATCATTAAACCAAAGAAAGGAAAAAAAGATGCTATCTTACAATGAATTCAAGGAAGCGGTATTAGCCGAATCAGTAGAGCAATTAGACGAATTATCTAAAGGTACGCTTGGTTCTTACATGAAAAAATCTGCGGACAGCGCGTTTCATGCACAAAGAGATATTGAAGGAGCTGCTAGAAAACAAAGAGCAGGTCTTAACAGTTTTAATGCTAGTAAAATTAAAAGCGGCGAATCTGATGAAGAAAAAGCTAGAGCAACTAAAGCCAAAAGAGTTAAAGGTATGAATGTTGCGTACAAAAAACTTCAAAAAGAAGAAATTGAAGTTTTAGAAAGCCTATTAGCTAAATTAGACGAAGAAGAATTAGATGAAGCGTTTGCTGTTCATAGACACGGTGGTTCTATCGGAAGTGGTGGACCAACTCATGTTAAAACGCATGAAACTAAAGAAGATGCCGCCGCCCACGCTAAACGTTTAAACAAAGGATTGTCTCCTGGCGAAAAGAAATATTATGGCATCAAATACAAAGTATCTGAAGTCAAAGGTGTTAAAGAAGGCTATGATGTTATAGAATATTCATTAGAATCTTTAGACGAAGTTCACGTTAGCCAAAAAGATTGGGAAGAAGACCAAGCTTTAAAAAGTCGTCCTTCTAAATTTGATAAAAAATACAACGGCAAAGCTGACGAAAAATCTAAACATTATGTAAGCCAAAAAGACTGGGAAGAAGATCAAGCATTGAAAAGCCGCCCGTCTAAATTTGATAAAAAATTGACTAAAGAAGAAGTCGAAGTTTTAGAAAGCCTATTAGCTAAATTAGAGGATTAAGATGTTAACATTTGCTCAATTCAAAGAAAAGGTATTAGCCGAATCTTCTCTGAATGAAGGACTCAGTAAAGAACAGCTTCTTGCGATTAAAAAACATTATTCTAACCATGACAATATAATGGCGGATATTGGCGATTATGAATATTATAAAAAACATAACGACAATAAATCAGCAGAATCTATTGCAAAAAAATTAAAATCTATTGCAATAGATGATAAAGTTATATTAGATGAATCTTCTCTGAATGAAGCTGCTACATTTAGCAAACCAAAGGGGTTTGTTCAGATTAGTAAAGATGAACATGATGCAATTCTTAAAAAGAGACTTGATCACGAAAAAGAACATGGTACTAAGAATTTTAGAGAAGTTCTATCAAAAACTGATAGTCTAGGTAAAAAATCAAGTGCAATGGTTGCAAACGACGGAGGTCAAGTTGAACATAATCTTCCAGGATTAGTTGCAATTCATGATGCCAAAAAAGGTACTGTCAAATATTATAGACAACCAGCTGGTGGTCATGTTAAAGAAGACCTTGATGAAGCACATAAAATTGGAAATAAGGTAACTATTCATAAAGGCACTGGTGCAGGAATTACCGGTCATATTGGAGAAATTAGTAGAAAATTCAAAGGTGATACGGATCCTACTTATACAATTTTCCATGGCGATAATGAAGCCATTACTGCAAGCAAAAAGCAAATCAAAGCTGTTAAAGAAGACCTTGATGAAAAGTTTGCTCACCCAAACCATAAAAAATTAGACGCTAACGGTAGCGGCGAACTTGATGCTGAAGATTTCAAATTACTTCGTGCAAAGAAAAAAACAGCCGCCGGTAAACTAACCAAAGAAGAAAACGAAGTTTTGGAAAGTTTGCTTGCTAAGTTAGATGAAAAATGCGCTATGAAACCTGTAAAGGAAGATGACGCTGAAGACGATACCGAAGAAGATGATGACGAAGAATGCGACGAAGCGTGTGATTCTAAGGCTAAAAAATAATGATTTCTTTTCTTCAGTTTAGAGAGCTTCAATTAGAAGAAGCTAAAAAATGTAAACAAGAAGATGTTCAACTGAAAAGCGATGAGACACTCGAAGATCCTGATGAGTGTCCTATTGGACCAGGAAAAGAATGTCTGGTTAAAAACAAAAAGTGATTCAAAATCCCCGTTAAATAAGTTAATACTTCAACGGGGATTTTTATGAAAGCGACAAAAATTGAGAACATTAAAGGTGATATTATCGTAGCCAGTTATGGTGTTTTATCAACAGGGGTATCTATTCCTTCTATTGATAATATTATATTTGCATCTCCAAGTAAATCTATGATTCGTGTGCTTCAAAGTATAGGGCGCGGTTTGCGGTTAAACGAAGGAAAAACTATATGCAATCTTTATGATTTATCTGATAATTTATCTACGGGTAAAGGACACAGAAACCATACTTTGAATCATTTTGATGAAAGAATCAAAATCTACTCTAAGGAAAAATTTAACTTCAAATTGATTCCTGTAGATTTATAACACATAAGCCGGCTTCGCGCCGGTTTTTTATTGCATAAAATAAAGCTTTACTTTTCATAAAAATATAGTATAATAGATCTTAATGAAGTTAAACCCTAAATTATATTTGGAGATTATTATGGCAAAACTGGTATCGTTTCAAGAATATATGAAACAACATCCTCAGACTAGAGGGAGTCAATTTATTGAGGTTGGTTCGCTAGGTGTATCAATAGAAGAGATTAATGTTTCAGTCTTACTTAGTTTGTTAAAAACGCACCAAAAAACTAACGAAGGAAAAGAGTTAATACTAAGATGCTGGTCTAATGACGACCATTATGCAGCAACTGGTGAAATTCATAATGATATAGGCTATTACCAACAAGAACCAATTGAAGAATATACTAAAAGATGTAAAGAAATGTATAACAGATATGTTGAATTTTTTAACTATGTCGCGGATGAAGATAAAAGAGATGTAGATAAAGAGATACAAGAATTAGAAAAACGTTTGGCTATGTTAAAAGGCGACCATGATTACAGTTGTTGAAATGCCAACGTTTCATTACATTTTCACCTCCAGTCTTACCGCAATGAGGACATGTAACTTGTGGTTTAGGGATACCCTTTTGGGTATCAGACATTTTGGCTTTAGTTTCTTCTGATTTACGCATGTTAGCTTTATGTTCTTCTGATTTAGGCTTACGCATGTTAGCTTTATGTTCTTCTGATTTAGGCTTACGCATATTAGCTTTACCTTCTTCTGACATAGGTTTTTTAGGTTTACCTTTTGTGTTAGCAGATTGTTTAGCTTTGGATTCTTCTGAACGTTTTACTCCTGGAAGACATCCATCTAAACCATTTTCTGGTTTCAGATTTGCCCATTCTTTAGATTTGACGATATCGTTATCAGCAGAAAACTTTAAGGCTACTTCGACGATAGACGTGTCGTGATACAACTCAGAAACCCAAAGAGTAACGATGTGTTCTTTACCGTGAACTTTAATGTGATCGCCCCAATAGTCGCCAGAACCATTGTATGTGTATGGATTTGTTTTTGTAGTTTTACCAAAGTATTTCTTTTTGGTAACAGAATGTTGTTTGATGTACAGATAGGTGGGTGTGATGGGAGTATAAATACTTGTGCTGGTCATGTTAGTTCTCGTAATTAATGAAAGGATGATTAGTGCTACTGGGAATTGGCGTTCCGCGAGTAGCTTTTTTTGTACAAAATATTTAGTAAAAATAGAACTTTACTTTTAGGCAAATAATGATTACAATAGATGATATTGTTAACCGGCTAAACTTAACTAGAATACAGGTAGATATGGCGATTTATTCTGGTTACTTACCAAAGCCGACTATAGGGAATGAT